TGTTCTGCGCCTGCTGCTGCGCGAGCGTGAGGCCGTTCTGGAACGCCTGCGACTGCAAGGTGCCAGAGAGGTTGGCCGACTGCTCTGCTAGGCCGCGCTGGACGAGACCGTCCGCGATACCTGCACGAGAAGAGTTGGCATTGCCACTGTTGGATGCAGCCTGCTCGATTCCGGGCATCGTGACATCACGCGCCTGTTCGGTCGCACCCTGCATCGCAAGCTTAACCTGCGCCGGGATGTTCTGACCTGAGGCATACGAGTTCGCAGCGTCGATCAGCGACTGCGGGTTGTTCGAGTTGACAGAACTGAAACTGTTGAGGCCATTGGTCGCGTTGTTGATGTTGGTCTGACCGCTGTTCATCGCGGTCTGGCCTGCGCCGATCTGGCTCTGTGCTGTCCCAGCGTTGCCATTCGAGAAGTCGATGGCCTGCTGGTAAGTGTTCTGCTGGTTCTGGTTAGCACCGGCAGTGTAATCAGTCGGAGACTTCGCTGCGCCGCTGCTCTGCGTCTGCTGGTAAGCGTTCTGCGCCTGCTGGAAAGCCTGCTGCAGAGCGTCGGCCTGCGGGCCCCAAGGGGACGTCTGCTTCGAAGAGTCTTGAGTTGTAGTGGGGCCTAGGGACATGGGGTCCTATGAATGTATAGGGGTCTGATTTCCCCGTTGTTGCATTTGATGTGAAGAAGATACTTCCATCCTGTTCGAGTGACGAACCTGTGCCACTTCTCGTCGTCCACCTCGGGACACGCGAAGAGAGGTGCTGTGACGCGCTCTCTGAAGGTTCGCCATTCGCACAGGAGCTTCTTGAACACCGAGGGTGTGAAGCGAGAGAACGTCAGGTGCGCGAGAAGAAACTGCGCGCCATCAGGGCGTCTGTACTCGTCGAGGACGAAAGAGTAGTCGGGGGTCTCATGTGCTGGAGACCGCCCGACAAACTCAAAGTCGTTCATGTGATGCCGTGTGCAGCGAGGAGAGCCTTAAGCTCCTGAATCTCGCGGACTACTGACTTGATGCTTTGTGAGATGAGCGCCAGTTCCTGTTGCAGGTAGAGCGCATCTCCGCCCAGCGTCGGTTGAGGACGCGGGACGTACGTGACTGTGTTCGACGTCGCCATTAGCGGTGTCCTGTGGTCATCAGATCAAGGTCGAAGCCTGTGATCGAGAACTCGCGGTAATCGTTCCACTGCATCTTGATCGCCAGCCATTTACCGGCTGCGTTCACGTCGAGCTTGTAGAACTCTTTGCCGTCGTAGGGTTGCCACGGGCCGTAGGTCGCATCGGTGCTGTTGACGTCATCGGCTGTGCCTACCGCAAACTGCAGCATGTTGCCGCCAGTGGTATCGACACGAGCCTGCGGATACACGGTGCGCAGGAGCTTGTAGGCTTTCAGATCGACACCGAGGTCGTCGAGGTCGATGCCTGTCCGCTCCAGGTACGCAGGAGCAGTGGCGCTTTGGTCCACGGGATACGGAGCGACTGAGCCTGTGCCGTAAACGTCGAAGGCGTAGAGAGACGCTCTCAGTCCGTATTCGGTATTTGCCTCGCCCACAGCGACGGTGATGCGCTTGCCTCCGTCTTCCTGATCCTGATACGAGCCACCCATCTCTTCGTAAGTAGCGGTGACGGTTTCGTAGGTGAGCAGGTTCGACACAGGACCATCGTCAAACGAGAAGATGGACGGCATGTCGTCGAAGGTCCACGTCTGCGTGGTCATGTTGTAGGTCGCGGAGCGATTACAGCCGTTGACGTTCTTGAACTTCACAAGCGGATCACCCGACACGTAGCCGAACATGATCTCGTTTAGGCGCGGATTGAACTGCACCCAACACTTGTCGGCCTGCGAGATGTTCAGCGAGCTATAGATGAAGTCGCGCGTCTTCTCGTCGCAGAGGCTCTGCTCAGAGATGCCGTCGTGAACCCAGATGTCGTCGATGCCGAAGCAGTAGTTCTTGCCGTCAAGCTCGATGGAGCAGTTGGCGTTCAGCACACCCTTTGCGTAGCTGAGCTTCGTATACGAATACACAAAGGTCGAGCCGTCTGCGTGCATGCGCCAAGCTTCGCGCTGACCATAGATGATCAGGTCGCTGCCAAGCTGACAGGCGTCAGTGATGCCACCATCCATTGACTGCAGGATGTTCTCGGTGGCGAGAGTGTTCGGCAGGGTCTGATCCCACGAAGCAGGATACTGACCGTCCTGAACGATGGACGAAGTCTTCACCATCGTCGGGAATAGCGAAGCGCCCTTCTGCACGTTGAGTGCGACGACTGCGCCACCACACTGCGCGATGATTCGTGCGGACCACGTCGGGTCCCAAGCGTCCGTAGGGGCCACGTAGGTCGCGGCGCTGAGGTCTTTGAATTGACTGTCGGTCGGCAGCAGATACCACGGCGGCCGATCTGCGCGATTGACGTAGACCAAGTTGCCGATGGTGTAGGAAGTCCAGAAGGATTCCACTTCGCTGTCGGTGAACCCGGTCGGAGAGTAATCCGTCTCTTCGCCGTTCGAGTAGTAAGTCACGCGGCCATTCATGTAGCCCAAGAACAAATCGTTGTTGGACTGCGAGCGGCCTGCAGTGAAGGCGTAGCGCGGGAAGGTGTAGGCGAGAGGCTGCTTCACGGAGCGGAAGACCGGAGCAGATGAAATCTTGTTGTTCCTGAACCTGACGTTCACGCCTGAAGAGAATGCGCCGACAGGAAGGTTGTAAGGGTCTTGGTCGGTGACGATGCCGGTCTTGGCAACATCCCGAAGTCGCACTATGGGCATCGTTGGTCCTGAAGACCCCCGCGTACTTCGCTGTCCCTCGGAGCAACACTGTTGCAGCGAGACTGATGGAAGCAGAGGCGGGGGCCGTGTCGATTAGGTTCTGACGGCGAAGACGAAGGACATCGCCTCAGGGCGCGTCTCAGTCGTGCCAGTGTTGGCCGGGGTCGATACCGTCACGGTGTGATTGTGCGTGCCACTACGGCTGCCCGTGGTGCCGCTGAAGCTGTGCTGATGGCGCGTCGATGCGCCGCCAGTGCTGGTGCCACCGATTGCAGACGCAACAGCGAAGGAGCCGCCACCCGTCGTCGAGTTCGCAGTGGGCCCAGAGAAGCCGTGGCTGTGATCAGGGCTATCGTTGCCGGTCGTCCCAGAGAACGGATGCGTGTGATCCTGCGTCTCTGCAGCCGTCGTCGGGGTGACGTCGGGATGCGTATGCGGACCTACAGTGTTCGCCTGTGCGGTCCCGACAGCCGTAGCGGCAGTCCGAGAGCGCGGGAAGCGACCAAGGGTGTACATGTCGGGCAACGTGAAGGTGCCGCTGGACACGCCAAGGAAGGTCGCGAGGTCGGGATAGTCGGAGGCGTTGTAGGCTGCGCCGTTGATCTCCAGCCAGTCCTTGCCTGTATGGGCCGTAGCGGTCCCTAGGGAGGCCGGTGGTGCGATAAACATCACCACAGCGCCTGTCGGGACACCGCCCTTGAACTTGCCACCAGCGAGGCTGATTACACCAGCAGAGCTACGATAGAAGCCTAAGGTCGGCTCAGAGGCGAAGGCGTAGGCAGGCTTGGAAGCACTACCGTCCGATTGAGCGAGAAATCCACCGTCCGCGTTAGTCAGAGGGCCAACACCACCCGGGAAGGTATTCTTCAGGGTGGCTTTGATCAGCCTCATGTGGTCGTCGGCATTGTTCATGCCGTCCGAGGGCGCTGGGTTTGTCGTCACCAGATCGTCAACGTACGTCGCAGTCTCTAAGGGCAAGAGAGGCTCCTTATGTACCCTTAGGTACTATCTTGATGGTTATAATAATAATTCCTCCATAGAGGACTTAGGTTCCCCTAAGGGGTACAGGAGCATCGAAGGCTCCCTATTCTATACGTCCCCCCGCTTGGTTGATAAGCCATTGATATCATTGAATAAGAGCATATTCAGAGCCTCCTAGAGGTACTCAGGTATAGCGAGGAGCGCTCCTGATGGAACCGAGGCCAAGCGAGGCTCGATGCGCCCCGATGGAACCGAGGTCCCCCGATGGAACCGATGGTCCTTGACCTGGAGATGGAACCGATGGGACCAGATGGAACCTAGGGGCCCCAAGGTCGAGCAGTGCAGCCGTCAGCCGGGCGGAGGCGGCGGCCCTTTAGTCCCAGATTTTCAAATTCGCGCCACGATTGCGCCCAAAAAGGGTCCCGGTCGGCCAAAGGGGACCCGTTGAAAGCCTACGCCCCCAATCCGCCAACCCATGCAGGGTGTTAAGTCATTGATATTGCTATATGCTCAACGGTTCATAGGACCGCTGAGGCATGGGCGTACAGGTTGCATGGGCGCACACACGCGACCTAGGTTGCATCGGTCGCCTATGGGCCTGAGGTCGCCTAGCCACTACATCTAGTCGATACGGCAGCGTATCAGACTTCGGTCGGTTAGCGGCTGTTATGGTCGAAACCTCCGCTCAATCGACCTATGGCCCCCAATGGCCCCCAATGGCTTCCCATGCGTTCGGGCAAGCCTAGGTGCACCAATGCAGCCCAATGGGCGCACACGCTTCCCCGGGCTTCCTAGGGCGTCCTAGGGGCCATCGGTCGACCAGCCCGAGCTATGCAAACCTGGATGACAGCCATGCGATATCGTGTGTAGACGGTAAGTGTAGCGAGCCTGTAGAAACATTCCAGCGGCGCAGCTAGTGCGCTCGAACAACGGGAATGAGACCATGATCAAGATGCACGCTTCGTCCAAGGCTATCGTCCGCAACGGCGCAATCAACTATCTGCCCATGATCACCTTGCGCGCCGACAAGGGCCGCATGGTCGGTTGCAAGGTGCCTCAGGGTGTCGCGCAAGAGTTTCGCGTGTTCACGACGTCCGAGGCTGCAAAGGAAGCCGCACGCGCCATTGCGCTGCGCTGTGCTGCCGACTTCCCCATGATCTTGATCGCGGCCTAACGCCTTCGCTTTGTCCTAATAGCTTCCATCTGTCAAAAGGCTTCCACGCAATGGCTATCTCTCAGGTTAATGGTTTCATCTTCTATCGTGGCCCGTCGATGCTTGACGGTGCACCAATCATCGCTGTGGCCACAGGCACGGCGCGTGGAAGCCGCAACGGCAAGACGGGCTCGGAAGTGCAGACTTGGATTTTGCGCGACGATATGAGCCCGGTTGACGCTGTGAAGGCTGGCGCGGACAAGTCAATTTGCGGTAGCTGCATTCACCGTGGCGATGGCAACGGCGCTAATCGGTCGTGCTACGTCACTGTGTTTCAAGCTCCGCTTGTCGTGTGGAAGGCTGCACAACGCGGCCTGTATCCTCAACTCAATGAGCATGCCGCTTCGCTTGCGTTGTCTGGCAAGGTTGTGCGCCTTGGTAGCTATGGTGATCCGGCTGCAGTCCCCGCGCATGTGTGGCGTGCGCTTGTCGCGTTCACTGAGGGCCACACGGGCTACACTCACCAATGGCGTACCAATGACGACTTGCGCGACCTTTGCATGGCGTCGTGTGACAGCGCTTTCGAGCAAGAGATAGCCAAGGCGCAAGGCTGGCGCACGTTTCGCGTCATGCGCGCGGGTGATCGTATGCAGCCACGTGAAATTGCTTGCCCGGCTTCTAAAGAGGCTGGCGCAAAGACTAACTGCAGCGCGTGCAAGGCGTGTGGCGGCAATGGCGCAAAGGCAAAGGTTGATATCGCAATCGTTGCCCATGGCGCGGCTGGCAAGGTGAACGCCTTCAACGCGAGGGCTGCAGCATGATCAGTGAGACATGGCACGAGGCTTTTCTGATCACCCTATGGCTTGGCGCAATGGTCTACGGCGCAGGCTTAATCATCAATCTGCTTTGAAAGGAATTCGACCAATGACACGACGCAACCTTGACCGCGCGCAAGCCTTGGCCCTCGCAATGCACCCTTGGAATAACAACGGTGACGACTGGCAACGCCTTGCGGAGGTCGTGCAGCGCCTTGGACGTGCAGCGCCTAAGGAAGCCAAGGCCGCACTGGCAACCCACTACGCGCGCCGCGCTGCGCTTCCTAACCCCTTTGGAGCATAGGCCCGTGATCACCGAACGGCTTTGCGCATTGGCCATGCTGATAATCATCGCGGCCGCACTTCTACTCATTTCGCTATTCGTGCACTGAGCGCGACACATTCGAGACCTTACGGCGCGCGGCGAAAGCCTACGCGCCTTGAGGCATTACTACCAACCGCAAGGGAACGTCACATGGCGACATTCGAGCACACACTAGGCAAGACACGCGCGGGGGAAGGCACGCGCATATGGCTAGAGGGCAAGCGTCTAATCGATCACGGCTTCATTCACGGCGCGCACGTTCGCCGCGAGTGGCACGAGGGCAAGCTTAGGCTTTCCGTGATCGATGCCGCGACCTTTGAGACCTTGGCGCGCAATGAGCGCACAACGGTAGCAGGCAAGCCCGAACGCCCGATTATCGATATCACAGGCGTGCAGGTTCGCGAGGCTTTCCCGTCAGGCAAGATCACCGCGACATGGTTCGCTGATGGTCGCTGCATCATCAAGGGGGCTTAGGCCATGTCAGACATGACACGCGACGATATCCGCAACACAGCGTCAACGCTGGCTCACCATTGGGTAGGCCCTGACACGCTCAGGGACCGCGAAGGCGTGCGCCGTATCATCATATCGCACACTGAAGCGCTGCGGCCTCCGCTGTGTGCTCACATTATGCGGTTTCTTGAGCATCGCGGTTTCTACACGCAAGCGGAGAAGTTCGAGGCACTGCTGTTCGAGATGGCGAACGTGCCAGACGACACCTAGGCCTCTCATTAAAACGAGACCTTACGGCGCGCGGTGAAAGCCTACGCGCCTTGAGGCATTGGGGAATACAGAAAGGGACGACATGACTACCGTTGCTCAATACGCATTAGAAGCCCAACAGGCCGGGTTTCGAATTGAAGAAGACGAAGACGGCTTGCTTTGGATTATCACGCCAGCGCGCCCGCGTAGGCCTTCGCAGCGCCTAGGCTCTCACACTAACCGCGACCGTGCTTGGATGTCGGCCGCATCGATCCTTCGGAAGCAATTCACTCCCTAGTGCATAGCGTGTGCGATGCGGGTAACCGACGATTAGGTATGGGAACCCGCAGAACTACGGTGCACCGCTGAGTTCACTTGTGCACGAATCATCTTAGTGCTTTGTGGCAATACAATTCCGGCGCACACATGGCACGGTGCCATGTTCAGGCCCCGGGGAAGGCTCTTAGGGAATATGCGACCAGTCATCACCATTGATCAATCGGGCAACCTTGTCTCCACCATTATCGACAGCGACATAGCTGCGCCGACCATCACCATCGGTACACGCTTCACCTTTCACAAACCTTACGAAACCCCTTGGGGACAAGTTCCCGAAGGCGTTGTAGCGGTCGTCACCGAGACCGTAGAATCCACGGGTGAGCTTGACCTGGAGGTGACGGAGAAGATACCAGCGCTGTTCATGTGGCACGGCGTTCTGATCATGTTGCCGTTTATGTCTGAAGATTTGAGTGCCTGCCTGAAGCTGCTCATTTGACAATCTAGTTCCCGGGGAGCATATAACTCCCCGGGCCTAAACCCTGAAAGAGAGTACCAATGCCTGCGCATCAGTCTTTTAAACCAATGCTTTCCGACGAAGAACGCGCCGCTGCTCGCGCGCTCAGACTTGCCTTAGAGCCTTTTTACACAATGCGTCGTGACGTGCCTCTGAGCTACCTACGCACATTCCTGCTCATCGCTGAGGAGGAAGGTCTAGGCGTCAATGAATACGCTGGTATTGGCGACATCGCGCCCAGCGTCATGACACGCAACATTCTGGATATCGGCTCACTCAATCGACACAAGGCAGAAGGCCTTGCGCTGGTCACCAACGAACGCGACCCGTTCGACCTGCGCAAGCATAACGTCAAGGTAACCCCCAAAGGCCGCACGCTGGTTCGCCAGTGGGTCACTGTGCTGCGCTCTTATTGCAAGGGGTGATCAGACCATGCGCGACATCAATCTGTTTTTGCTGGTGATTGGTGGGTTCTCATTGGGAGGCCTGATGGTTGCCATTTATAAGGATCACCGCGAGCAGCCTAGGCGTCGTTGGGAATACGCCTTGTTGGTGACACTGGCGTTCATAGTCATCTACGGCATCGAGCATATGCCGAACCTAGGAGGCTGACGTGAAGAAGCCGAACGTATGGGACGAGCTTTCAAAGCGTTTCTACGGGACCGACCGCACCTTCCTTAAGCGTGTGGTGCTGATGTCCCTCTACGGAGGTGAGACCGACCCGTGGCTCGACCGCATGGTGCGCGCCGAGTTGAACACCATGATGCAAGAGCAGGGGATGGACTATGGCGTTCGCCGAACGTGACAGCCGCACTGGAAAGCATACGGGCCGCTGGGCCGTAGACTTCTGGTGGCGTGTTAAGGGCCAACCTGAGAAGCGCATGCGTCGTGCATTCGACAGCAAGGCCGAGGCCGAGGCCGCAGAGACCTACGCGCGCGCGACAGGCCTATGGCCCCAACAGTCGGCCGAGGAAGCCAAGGGCCCTTCGTTCAAAGAGGCGGCCGAGGACATGCGACAGAAGCATGACGTCTGGCTGCAGGGCCGCGACGTCAGCGGACAGCGCAGGCTCGATTGGGTGATTGAGCACATCGGGCATGTGCCGGTCGCGCACGTCAGCACTGAGGACCTCGACGGGCTTGTGGCGGCCCTGCGCAAGCGCAAGGTGGTCAACCGTCGCAACGATACGGGCAAGCTGCGGGGGCGCACCATCAACGGCTACCTGACCATGGCCAGCGCCGTCCTGACGTGGGCCGCGTCGCGCCCGAAGGTCTATGGGGACTTCCGGGTGCCCGAGGTGCCGTGGCAAGAGACCATCGAGACCCGCATCTACTTTATGACCCAAGACCAGCAAGCGCTGCTCGTTCGCTATTACCTGGAGCAGGGCTGGCCCGAGGAAGCGCTGATCGTGCGGACCCTGTGCGCCAGCGGCATGCGGTGGTCGGAATTCGCGGGGCTGGAGCCTCACATGATCACCATCAGCAAGGCGGGAAATGGTTCCGAGGTGGGTTGGATCAAGCTAGATCGGACCAAGACAAATCATCCCAGAGACATCCCTATTACGCCTGCGCTGGCGCGAGAGGTGCGAGCACTTATCGGGAACGAATGGCGTCCAAACTACAGCCGCTCGCGCACTAGGTTCGACGTCGCAAGGGATTTGCTTGGGTTGCCGCCGAACCTCACGCTTTATGGAGCACGTCACGCGGCTGCGACCTACCTGACCAAGCAGGGCATGGCGACGGCAAAAATCCAATCATTCATGGGACATAGCAGCTACAAGACGACCGAGAAGTATGTCCACGTGGAGAGCGAAGACCTCGTCCAAGCCGTCGAATTTCTCACCCCAACGCTTGGGGGCGAGAGCAAAATTCCCGACAGCAGCGAAGTGGTTGCTTTCAAGAAAGCCTTATAGTACAGGCTCTTGGCAATGGGGCCACGTGGCGGAGTGGTTACGCGCCGGTCTGCAAAACCGCTGTCAAAAGACTTCCCCTTGTAAATCTAATTCCAGTAACTACACAGCATTACCGGGCTCGCTACGGCGGGCCCTTTTGCGGCCCTAATACCTTCCACGTGTCAAAAGACTTCCCACGGTGCACTTATGCTTTCCTGTCAACGGGTTAGCGGTCAAGCCGGGGGACGTTTAGCCAAGACAAAAGGAACTGTTCCCCGATGAACGCCATTCCGTCTACTCTGGAATTCGATCTAGCCGTTAAAAAGATCACCACCCAAGACACAAGAGCTAGGACCAACGAAGGGTTCAGCAGCACCCTAGGTGCACGCAAGCTCACCGAGCGCAGCCTTAAGGCCGTGACGGCGGGTGTCGTTGATGCATTGAACAACAGCCACAAGCTCCGCTCCGATAGCATGGAGTTCCGGCTCCAGAGGGTCCTTAGGGGACTGCAGCCCGAGGTGATCGCCTTGGCGTGCCTGATGCCTGCGCTCAACAGCGTGGCCCTCGAACACACCCACCGTGACGCCGCACTGGCCATTGGTGGCTCGCTGTGGACCGAGGCCTACATGGCCAAGCTGCTGGTGACCGACAAGAAGGCCGCAGGGGCCATTACGAAGGCCGCTGGTGAGCGTTTCGCCAACGTGAAGCTCAGGCAGGCCAAGGTGATCAAGGACGCCTCCAGCCGCCTTGGGTTCACTATGGAGGAATGGACGCGGCCTATGCGCCTGCACGCTGGCCAGTGGGGCGTGAACATCCTGCTGCAGACACTGCCTGACGTGTTCGAGCTTCGCGAGATACCGAACGACAGCGAGAAGTCTTGGACCGTCACTGACGAAGCCGCGACCATGATGGACGACGTCGTCAACGATGCCGTGCTGAAGTCGCCAGTGTATCAGCCGCGCACTGTGAAGCCTGACGACTGGACGGGCTTCTATTCGAAGATTGCAGAAGACAGGCGCTTTGGGTCTCTTGCGGTCCCCTTGGTCCGCACGCTTCACAAAGAGACCGTCGCTGCCATCAAGCACGCCATCCGCACAGGCCAGATGGATGGCGTCATGCGTGCGGTCAACAACCTGCAGAGCGTGCCCTACAAGCTCAATGGTTGGCTCCTCGGTGTCCTGCAGGAATGCGATCACCTTGGGATCGAGGTGAAGGGTGTGCCTCCGCAGCAGCCGAAGAAGGTCACCCCGCGTTCGCCTGATGACGTGTGGGCTGCAATGACCAAGGCAGAGCAGGGACGTCGCGCTGCTCAGATCAAGACCGAGAAGAAGCGTAACCGCATCGACAAGGCTGCACGTCTCAAGTTCAACATCGACCTGAGCGTGGCCCGTCGCATGCAGCTTGCTGACCGCTTCTTTACCCCGATGAACCTCGACTGGCGCGGTCGCGTTTACTACCTCACGCAATTCAACTTCCAGCGCGAGGACTACGTGCGCGGCATGTTCCTGTTTGCCAATGGCAAGCCGGTTGGCGAGCGGGGCATCTATCACCTCAAACTGCAGGTAGCCAATACCTGGAGCGGTGAGCAGAAGCTCGACAAGCAGCCGATGCCTGTGCGCGTGAAGTGGTGCGACGACAACATTGACCTGTTGCGTGACTTCGTTGCGCGTCCGCTCCACAACACCGACTGGACGAAGGCTGACAAGCCGTTCGCCTTCCTTGCTGCAGCCCGTGAGCTTGTGAACGCATGGGGCAACCCGTCGTATGTCTGCCACCTCCCGGTAGCGTTCGATGGTAGCTGCAATGGCCTGCAGCATCTGTGCGCCATGACCCGTGCGCCTGAGGGGCGCTACGTCAACCTGACTGACAACGCCTCGCCTGAGGACATCTATCAGTTGGTTGCTGACGCTGCGCTCAAGAGCATCGAGGCCGACAAGTACAGCAACACCCTGTTCTACGCGCAGGGCCCCGCTGACGCTCCCCGCAAGGCTAATGCTACGCTGGGTGACCTCGCGCAACTCGCCATTGAGTATGGCGTCAACCGCAAGCTCGTGAAGCGTAACGTGATGACCTTCGCCTATAGCTCGAAAGAGAACGGGATGAAGGAACAGCACGTGGAAGACACCATCGACGCTGAGAGCCTCAAGGGCAACTATCCGTTCGGCACCACCTTTGCCGAGCAGCAGTTGGCCGCGTCGTATCTCGCCAAGCGCACGATGGCGGCCATTAAGAGCGTCGTGGGTAAGCCTGCCGAGGCCATGGCCTTCATGCAGAAGCTTGCACAGCAACTCGCTCACGAAGGCGCTGCGTTGACGTGGAAGACGCCCATGGGTCTCCCTTGGATCAACCGCTACCATACGTCCAACGTGAAGGTCATCAAGCTCTCTTGCTACAGCAAGGGTGTTCGGGTGACCGTCGAGACCTCGCTTGCCGATGGCTTCGACACGAACATCGCGAAGCGTGAGGTGACCAATGGTGTTGCCCCTAACTTCGTGCATGCCCTCGACGGCGCGCATCTGCAGGCCTCTGTGAACGCGGCTGCTGATCGAGGTGTCGTGGACTTCGCGACGGTGCATGATAGCTACGGTTGCCTTCCAGCGGATGCTGATCTCTTCAATGAGGTGATCCGCGAAGAGTTCCTGCGCATCTATCAAAATACCGACGTCCTGCAGGAGCTTCTGGATAATGCCATCGCGCAGCTATCCGAGGCAGGACGCGCCAAGCTGGCCAAAGAGCTTGAGAAGGCTCCGAAGCCTATTCCGGGGGATTTGCCGCTGGAGCAGGTGCTGAGCGCAGTCTACGCCTTCGCGTGACCAAATAGCTTCCTAGTGTCAAAATGGTTCTGGGAAGCACTAACTTCCAATAAAACAACAACTTAGCCCCCAAGCCGGGGGACGTTTAGCCAAGACGCCGCCCCGGCCAAGGCCCAGTCACCCCGGAGAATTCCAATGGAATACCAGACCAAGCATTCCTCTGCCTCCCGCAACTTCCGCAATGACGTGCTTCGCGGCGTCGAGCCTTCCATCACCGACCGCGCAACACTGGAGGCCCGTGGGATCGACACCGAGGCGCTGGAGCAGCGCATTCGACAGAGCAAGGAGCTTCGATACGCATGATCAGAAAGCGTCTCTACGACCGGCTGTGCCACGTCTCGCACACTCCGGCCTTCCACGCTTCGCACGGAGTGGCGCACTGCGCTTACTTCGTGGCCGTGATGGCGGAAGGACATGGTCTGTACGCCATCGTTGGCGGGGTCATGGTCGTCTACTCCCTGATCACTGTGCTGACGACGGAGGAGCACGAATGAACGTGACCAACGAACAGCCTTACTTCGTCAAATGGTCCCCTCGTGGGGCCATTGTTGCTTGTAGGGCCCACCTCGTCACCGACGAAGTCAAAGAGGACGAAGCTTACGCCTTGGCGCAGGCTCTCAACGAAGAACACAGAAAGAGGACCGCCGAATGAGTGGTTACATCAACCTGATCACGCTCAACAACACTGCTGACTGGCACGCGACCATGGCCATGAAGGCGTATCGCAAGAAGCAGTGGGACGACTATCGGCGGCACATCAACATCGCAGACAGTCTGCGCACCTAACGCCCGCAAGGGCCACGAAGCATGGCCCGGTGAGGGGTGGAGAAGGCAGGGGATCGTTCTAGCGCTGCACAAGCGCTGAGCGATGGACCCCGTGCGCCCCGGGTGGAGAAAGACCCCCTCAATCAATTCAGAACCAGTCACAGGAGAGACCAATGCACACGTTGTATCACGGCACTTCATCCATCAACCTCGACTGCATCAAGAAGATGGGGCTCGAACCCGGCCACGCCAAAGGTGGCGACGTATGGGCGACCGAGCACCACATGAGCGTCGGCAAGAACTCAGAACATCGCGGACCTCAGGTCTTCGTAGCTCTCACCAAAGAGCAGGCGGAAGACTTCGCGAACATTGCCGTCGAGGAAATGGGCGGCGAGCCCGTGATCATCGTGCTGCATGTCCCTGAGAAGGTGTTCGCCACCTTCAAGGAAGACGAGTTGTTCGAGGAAGGCCCCCTCGGTGCGCCTGAAGCATGGCGCGCTCCACGTATCCCCGTGGACTGCATTGGCGAGGTTCTGCCTGCCAAGAAGCACGCACCGTTCGGTGGCAGCGACCTCAGCGACGACAACAGGCTCGCTGGGCTCCTGATGGACCTCTTCTCGCATCACATCTGAACCAGTCACCCTCAATCCAAACGGAGATACTTCCATGACCACCCAGACCGACTACACGCCGTCCGGTATCAAGCTCGAAGGCCCGTATGAGAACCACCGCAACGGGGATAACGCCGACCTCTACAAGGCGATCATCCGCGAAGCCTATGGCGTCACCGACGTCATCTGCGGTCACCACCTCGTCTATCAGGTCGAGGACAAGAGGGCTGACGGGTTCACCTACACGTTCGTCGAGGAAGTGCCCAGCGCTGACACGCTGATCTTCGACACCGATGTCGCTCAGAAGCTCTGGGGCGACAAGTGGAAGAGTGTGCTCACCATCCTCGCTGTTACGCCCATCGCTGAGCGTGACGCCCTTCTGCACGACTTCTACTACGGTCGTGCTCATGAGGCCGAGGCGTGAGTATCTGGATCGCTGAGAACGAGCGCAACGCTCGCAGCGCTGATCTGTTCAAGGCGATCATCAAGGAAGTCTACGGTGCCGACAACATCGGCATCGGTCATCACCTGATGTTCTCAGTCGGTCCCGCGACCGATGAACAGCCCAGCGTCGATACGCTGATCTTCGACCACCACGTGGCCCGCAAGCTCTGGGGCAACGACTGGCGCGAAGTTCTCACACGTCTCGCCCAAGAACCTGCTGAAACCCGCGACGAGTTACTCGCTCGCTTCTACTACAATCGAGGAAGTCTCACATGTTGAAGAAGGCATTCTTTAAACTCAAGGACGGTGACCGCGTTGCTGTTACAGGCAAGCAGGATGGCAAGGTGTTCATCGGCCAGATTGGCACCATCATCAAAGGGCCGTGGGATACCGAGTTCAGCCGCACCGTGAGGTTCGACACGTGGAAGCAAGGCCACGGAAAAGAGAATCGTGAGTGGCAGTTCAGCGACTTCGACCGCAAGCACTTCGACATCATCCCGTATGTCGAGCCTCAGCCTGAGCCGAAGCCCAAGAAGCGTCCCCACGGCGCTCAGGAATACAAGGGTAACGGCAAGCACGCTTGGGAGAAGGTCACAGGCGAGACCATGCGCCTGCGCGTACCTGGTGGGTGGCTCTACGGCGAGTACAGCCGACGCATCGACCGCGTCGTGAACTCGACGTTCGTCCCTGTGCCGCAGGCCGTGGGTTACGCGGTCTGATGAAGCCTGAGTTCATGCTGATAAACTGGTCTCGCGGCTCCGTATCGGGCTGCGGGACCGAAGACGAGTGCCGTGAGCAGATGGGGAAAGCTCTGCGCAACAACGAGAGGGCCAACGACACCTACGCAATCTGCGAGGTGAAGACGTTGTCCGAAATGAAAAGGGTCGAGAGTTAATGAAGAACGCAGCAACCATCCGCATGGGCGCAAGCCTGTGGACCGTCACCGTCAAAGGCGCTGATGGCAAGCCGGTCACGTTCGACCTGTACGCCATGGACAAGGACCAGCGCCGCAACTTCCACCGCGAGTTCATGAAGGCGTATCGGAACGCATGATCGTCGCCGTTCTCGCTGACCACATCCTCGACGCTGTCGGGGTTGTCTACATCATCAATCTGACCATCAAGATTGCTCGCGGATATCCCGTGAGCCGATGGTTCTTCTAAAGGGACTGATCCTATGAGCTTCTTCAAGAACATCCTCGCCACCGCGACCAAGACCTTCAACTCCTACGCGGGCGACAGCGCCTTCCTGAAGGGTGTGTCCTCGGCCGCCGCCAACGTCACAGCAGCGGATGGCGCCATCGACGACAGCGAAATCGAAAGCGCCATCTCAGGCATGCAGGCCAACCCCATCGTCTCGGCGTCCTACTCGTCGTCGCAGATCGAGGAAGCCCTCAACGCTGCTCTGTCGCGTGCGAAGTCGCGTGCTGGCCGCATGGAGAACAAGCGCAACATCGAAGCGCTGATGACCCGCGACGTTACCGTGCGTCAGGACGTCTTCCTGATCGCGGCCGACGTTGCCGATCAGGGCGGCATCGGCGCCGAGGAGCAAGTCGTACTGAACGACATCGCCAAGCTGCTCAACGTGGACGGCGCGAAGCTCCTCGGATGATCGAGAACTTCGTCGAGTGGACGCTGGCAGTGTTATTCGCTGCCGCGTTCACGGCAACGCTGTTTCGATGAGCGTCGCACAACTGGTGGCATCCTCGGCGTTCTTCGTCGGGGCGCCACTGCTGATCTACATCCTTCGCACCCTCTGAACTGGAGCTTCCTTGGAAACCTTCCTCGTATCGTTACTCGGCATCGTCTGGATTGACCTCCTGCTGTCGGGTGACAACGCTGTCGTCATCGCGCTCGTCAGCAACCGCCTGCCACCTGAGCAACAGAAGTGGGGCATCATCGGCGGCACTGCTGCAGCCGTTCTGCTCCGCGTCGTCATGTCGTTCTTCGCTGTCTTCCTGCTGGGCGTCCCGGGACTGTCCATCCTCGGCGGTTTGTTCCTCCTCAAGGTGGCCTATGGGCTCCTCGTGGACGAGGCCAACGACGAGAACGGAGACGTCGTAGGGCGCATCACGCTCTCTGCGGCCATTGGCACCATTGCCGTGGCTGACGCCTCCATGAGCCTCGACAACGTGCTTGCTGTGGCCGCTCTGGCCCATGGCAGCTTGGTCCTCATGGCTACCGGCGTCGTCCTGTCGATCCCTCTGGTCATCGCAGGCGCTGCTCTGATCAGCAAGGTCGTCGCACGCTTCCCCGTAATGGTCTGGGCAGGCGCTGGCGTGCTGGGCTGGGTCGCTGGTGGCATCATCGCTGCTGATCCGTGGGCTGCTCCGTACCTGGATCACACCGTGACCTCGGTAGCTGGTGCTGCCTTGGTTCTCTTCGTGGGCCTTTGGGCTCGCTTCAACACAGCTCTGCTTGAGGCCGTGGGTTACGCTGTTCACAACAGATAAGGCTGCATAGATGAAACAGGACGGCACTACTATCGGACTTCTTGGCGTTGCTGCGTGGTTGATTGGTGTCGTCTTTGTTGGCGCAGGCCAGTTGGGCACATTCGATCCGCCTCCCATGGTGAAGATCGAGACCTCCGGTCCGCGATGCACCTTTGCTTTCCCTCGGGGCATGACCCCGGGGGCTATCGCGAGGGTCACCAAGAAACCTAAGACGTGCACAGACGGTGACCTTCAAGTCACGTGGGGCAAATGCGCGCTCCGCTACAACGCATAGGCGCTCGACGACTAACGTCAGCGCCGCACTGAGTATTGCAATCAATCTATAATGGCTAAGACTACCGTTATCCTCCCCAAAGGCATCGCAGTTTTCCCGAAGCTGAACGAAATCGATGTCTATCAGCCGAAGACCCCATCCGGTAAGAACAACGGCCCTGAGAAGCGCCGCTACATCACCGGCGTCGAGTTCAACGACGAAGATCATCGCAAGGTGGACGCCTATCTGAAGAAGCAGTTGAAGGCTAACAACCTTCCGGCTGATGCCAAGCTGCCTTGGAAGAAGGACAAGAAGACTGGCAAGCTGTCTCTGCAGATGACTTCGGGCGAGGACTATCCGCCTCCGTTCGTTGACGCGCAGGGCAACGAAGTCCCGCGTAACAAGGTGAAGATTGGCGGCGGCTCGATCATCAAGCCGGACGTCACTATCAACGCCTATGACGGCTTTGGTGGAGGCATCAACCTCTACATCAACCAAGTCCAGATCATCGAACTCAAGACCCGCGTCTTGAACAAGTTCGAAGCCGAAGAGGGCGGTTACGTCTTCAACGGTGGTGATGCGGACGAGGATCGGTCGGAAGACCTCGACGACGCTGAGCCCGAGGCCCCTGAGGCACCGGACAGCAACACGGACGACGACATTCCGTTCTAAGGATGTCGAAGCCCGCACTCACCATCGAGCCTGAGTTTCGCTCAGGTCTCGAACGGGAGGCTGCGGCCAAGCTAACTCAGGCCGGTGTGCCCTTTGGTTTCGAAAGCCAATGGATCAAGTACATCGTGCCTGAGCGCGAGGCTAAGTATCTTCCAGACTTTTCCTTCGACGGTTGCCCGATCATCCTAGAGCCCAAAGGGCGCTTTGGTGGTGCGGTCCCGGGCGGCAAGTTTCGCGTCTCCACCAAAGACGCTGCCGTGAAGGAACGACAGAAGTTCGTCCTGCTCAAGAAACAACATCCTGAGTTGGACATTCGCTTCATCTTCTCCCGAGCATCGACGCCCATCTACAAGGGCTCCCCCACGACCTACGGCAAGTGGGCGACTGATCACGGCTTCAAGTGGGCCGAGAAGGTCGTGCCGGATGAATGGATCGAAGAGATCAAGGCGTACCAGAAACCCAAAAAGAGAAAGTGACCTCATGTCTGAGACCCTGACCATCGGCACTCCTAACCTCGCGAACGACCTCTCGCTGTCTCCGCAGTGCCGCAAGATTCTCGCGCACCTCGAAGGCAAGAACGACAAGGGCGACTACCGCACGATCACCAACAACGAGAGCATGTTGGTCTATCACGTGTCTCGGCTCTCGGACGTGATCTTCAAGCTCCGCAACGCTGGTTATCCGATCAAGATGACCATGAAGACTGATGGCGTTGGAGGACAGTACGCCTCCTATCAGTTGGTGCGCTGATGACGCCTCCTAGCAAGATGTACTTCGCAGGCCTCGCCTGTCTCGCCGCCGCAGTAGCGGTAGGAGAGGGCGGACTTGTAGGCGTGCTGGTGACGTTAGGTATCGGCCTGATCGTCTACTCCACCATCGCAGCGATTTTCTATTGGTAATGGATATCGCAATCGCAAATACGGCAGCCACGGTTCTCCCGTGGTTGCCAGTCGTTGCCTACGGGATCATCGCGGTGATCGCGTACGCCGCTGCACGAGAGTTCTTAGAGAGGCTACGGAGTGAGTTGCACTAAGGGGCCTTGCCCCTGCGGTGTGTCCTCGGACGCATTCGCTACATATGACGACGGAAGTGGAAGCTGGTGCTTTAGCTGCAATGACATCGAGAAGTTCAAAGGGGCTGGACCTGTTGCGCAGAAAACGAGTGAAGTTTCTGTGGCCAAAGGGTTCAGCCCCATCGATACAGAAATTAAAGCTATCACCGCGCGAGGCATCACCACCGATACCATGGCCAAGTGCGACTATCGCCTCGGCAAGCTCCGTGACGGCACGCCAGTCCACGTCCAGCTAATCAAGGACGAGCACGGCAAGCTGATCGACCAGAAGACCCGCACACGCGACAAGCAGTTCAAGTGGCTGGGCCAGAGCGTCTACAAGAACAACGGCGGCATCATTGGTGAGTGGTCGTGGCCTGCGAAGGGCAAGACCGTAGTCATCACCGAGGGTGAGATTGACCGCATGACGGTCTCTCAGGTCTTCGACAACAAGTATCCGACCGGCTCGCTGCCGAACGGCTCAGGCTCCGTGAAGAAAGCGCTGCTGGCGAGTTGGGAGAAGCTTCTGCGCTTCGACCATGTCGTGCTGTGCTTCGACAACGACGAGCCGGGACAGAAGGCCCTGAAGGAAGCCTGTGAGCTTCTTCCAGTCGGCCGCGTCAAGATCATGACCGTTCCAGGTAAGGACGCCAACGCGACCTTGATGGACGAAGGTCCGGCGCCGATCATCCGAGCCTACTGGGACGCAAAGCCCTTCCGGCCTGATGGCATCGTCGAGGGAAACGAGTTCTCCCGCGAGCGCCTGAAGAAGGCCATGGCCAAGCGCAAGGGCCTCGACCTCCCGTATCCCAAGCTCAACGGCATGTGGATGGGGCTGAGGCCTGCGGAGATCACCACGCTGTGCGCAGGCTCCGGTATCGGCAAGTCAACGCTGGCCCGAGCCATCGCTTACCATATGCGTGTCGCGCATGGTTCGAAGATCGGCAACATCTATCTTGAGGAAGACAACGACACGTCGGTCGCAGCCTACTGCGCCTTGCATGCTGGTGTGCCACTCAAGAGCCTAATAGCGAACCCTGCGAACATCAGTGACGACCAGTGGGACGCAGCGCTCGCTGCAGTCATCCACGACAAGATGATGTTCTACGATCACTTCGGCTCGCTTGAGAGCGACCGACTGCTGACCATGATGCGCTACATGGCGGCCAGTGGCTGTCAGTTCATTGTGCTTGATCATATCAGCATTGTGGTCTCGGGATTGGAGACCATGGACGAGCGTAAGGACATCGACGTCCTGATGACCAAGCTGGCTTCCTTCGTGAAGGAAACTGGTGTTGGCGTCATCGCCATCGTGCATCTGAAGCGCTCGAACGGCAAAGACTTCAACGGCGGCGACCAGATCAGCCTCAACGACCTTCGTGGTTCGGCGTCTCTGGAGCAGCTTTCGTTCAACGTGCTGGCTCTCGAACGCGACCAGCAGGACGAGGAAGAGAAGCTCTACGCGCAGATACGCTCGCTGAAGTGCCGCATCACCGGAGAGACTGGTGAAGCCGATCTGATCAAGTGGAACATCGCGAAGGGCTGCTACGAGGTTGCGACCCGCAGCAAAGAAATCCCCGACTTCGATCCACATGAGAAGTCCGACACGGAGGACATTAAATTCTAAGGCTACTATGGGATACCGAGAGTAACGGTTTTCTGGCTAACGCCACCCGTTTCCACTGCATCGGTATCACCAACGTCGATACAGGCGAATACGAGGGCTACCGTCCTCACCAACTCGACACAGCTTTGGAGCGCATGCGCGAAGCTGACGAGATCATCGGCCAGAACATCATCCGGCACGATATCCCGCTCGCCAAGAAGCTGAAGAAAGGCTGGGCGCCTAAACCTGGAGCGAAGATCAGCGACACGATGGTCATCAGCCGCACGATGTTTCCGAACATCAAGGCGACCGACATCGCGCTGGTCCAAGCCGGGAAGCTCCCGCCGAAATACAAAGGCAAGCACAGCGTCGCTGCGTGGGGCTACCGGCTAGGGAATCCTAAGGGCGACTACGCGGAGATCATGGAAGCCAAGGCACGCGCCTTGGGCCTTGAGACCCCGCGTGACATCGCGACCTACGTGTGGGGCAGCTTCAACGAAGACATGTTCGAGTACATGGGGCAGGACTGCGCCACCAACTTCGACATGTGGAAGCACTTCAAGCCTGACGAATACCCTCAGGTCCCGTTGTCCCTTGAGCATCGTATCTCCCGCGTATGCGATGCCATGAACATCGCGGGAGTGCCTTTCGACCTCAAGGCCGCTGGTGAGCTTCAGGCTGAGTTGGTTGGGAAGAAGCACGTCATCGAGACGAAGCTCAAAGAGAAGTACGGCTATTGGTTTCAGCCGATCAGTCCTGATCCTACCAAGTCTCTGTTCGTCCCGAAGCAGCCTAACCGCAAGCCTGCGGTCGCTACGCTCGACGAGAACGGCGACTGGGAATGGTCGAACCCCGGGTATTGGGGCGACGAGACGATCACTGAGGAGCCCAAGCTCGACGTCGAGGGCAACCCTGTCGTCAACGCGAAGGGTGTCGTGCAGACCCGCAAGGTGAAGACCTTCGTGGGATACCCGTGCACGAAGCTCAAGAAGATTGAGTTCAACCCGGGCTCCTCGGACCATCTTGCGAAGAAGCTGATCGAGCAGGGATGGCGACCAACGAAGTTCACGGATGGCGGCAAGCCAGCCATGGACGAAGAAGTCATCGAGAGCATTGGCAACCTGTTCCCCGATATGGACGGCCTGCCGACGCTCCTGATGGTCAACAAGCGACTGTCGCAACTCGTTGGAGGCAAGTCATCCAAATACCCACTGATCGACAGCGTGCAGGAAGACGGCTGCATTCACGGCGTGATCAACCCTATGGGGACGATCACGAGTCGAGCGGCCCATATGTTTCCAAACCTCGGACAGGTGCCGAGCGCGAAGAAACCGTACGGTCACGAATTCCGACGTCTGTTCACCAAGCACGCTCCAACGCCTTACCACGGGGTTGGTCTATCGTCGTGCAAGGTAGGAAAGCTGGTCCCTTGGAAGTTTTTGGGAGCGGATCAGGAAGGTCTCGAATTGCGAGGACTGGCGCATTACCTGCACCCGCTTGACGGCGGCAAGTATTGCACCACGGTCATCAGCGGTGATCCTCACTGGCTCCATGCGGTCGTCATGGGCCTCGCTGAGGGCACACGCGACAAAGCCAATCAACTCCACACCGTTCTCCGTGAGGACGGCAGCAAGAGGTTCATCTATGCCTACATCTACGGGTGCGGAGACGAGAAGGCTGGCTCTATCATTTACGAAGCTCTCCTCAACGCGAGGAGAAGCTGCGGAGCCGAAGGCGCTGCGGTCTACAGCAAATTCTTCACCGAGAACCCCGGCGAAGACGAGCTTAAGAAGGTCGGCAAGAAGGTTCGCCGTAGCTTCCGCACGCGCATTGAGGGCTTCAAGGTTCTACAGGACCGGCTCTCTGAGCAGGTTGGCAAGCGCAATCGCGTCATCGGTCTCGATGGTCGGATCATCCCAATTCGGTCTGACCATAGTGCCCTCAATTTCCTTATCCAGTCAGCCGGTGCCATCGTCTGCAAGGAATGGGTCGCCAGTGCGTTCGAAGAACTCGAACGTCGATACACCTACAACTGGGAAGACCCGTGGGCTGGAGACTTCGTGTTCGTGCTTTGGGTGCACGACGAGGTCCAGCTTTGCGTAAGAGAAGGCCTTGAAGAAGAAATCGGTAAGATCATCGTCGAGTGCGCGCGTAAAGCGGGCGTCCCGTACGGCCTCCGCGTCCCGCTCGACAGCAAGTACGTTGTCGGGGACACGTGGGAAGACACACACTGAAGACACAGGGGACGCCTACGGGCGTCTCCTACGCATCCTGCGCCAAGTGCAGCGGGAGCACGTGAGGGTCAAGAGTGACCTCGCACGCAAGGAAGCCGAGGTCATCGCGATGGCCGCTTCCCTTCAACTCATATCGACCAAGGTAGGCGCTCAGCGCTTCGCCAAGACGTGGCTGATCACCAGCAAGGGCCTCGTGTGGCTCAACGAAAAGGACGACTAATGTCAATCGAAACCATCGTCAGTGAAGTCGAAGCCGTGCGTGACGCCGCATGGGACGCTGGCTATCTGGCAGGTGTTGCTGATGCACGGGCTCGCCCGGCGAAGGCCGACACCCTCGTGCAGGAGATCATCGCTGATCAGGCTGCAGACTACTACGAGACGCTGCAGGACGCCGTGGCCAATTGGTCGGCATACGCGGAGACCGTTCGCCAGTGACCATAACGGCAATGAAAGGCTGGGTGACCACCGGACGTACGGAGAGCGGTGATGACTTGGCGATCCTGTTCTGGGACTGCAAGCCTACGCAGAAGCAAGGTGACGCCGCCTACAAGACGATCTACCCGGACGAATACTCCGAGGTGGGCTTCGTGAACTGGTCGGCAGACACCTTGCAGAAAGTGACTGTGTGAAGAAGCTTCTACTGATCGACGGCGACGAGATGCTGTTCAAGGCAACCGCTGCTGTCGAGCATGAAACCAAATGGAACGTGGTGCTGGACGAGATTGATTGGCGTGAGCCTCCGATCCACGTGCTCACTTCGTCCCCGGGGAAGGCTCAGCAAGTCTTCGAGGAAATGATCGAGCGGTTCTTCGAACGGTTCGAGACCACGGAGCACTTCCTATGCTTCTCGACCACCTCCGATTTCAATTTCGAACTCGACAAGCAGGCGAACTTCCGCTTCGACGTCGATCCGACCTACAAGAACAACCGAGCCAACTCACGCAAGCCTCTGTGTTACGCGATGATGCGGAAGTGGGTCGAGACCAAGTACAACTGCAAGAACTTCGTAGGCCTTGAGGCTGACGACGTGATGGGCGTTCTGGCAACCATGCCGATGAAGGACACCCAGCGCATCATCGTCTCGCAGGACAAGGACATGCAGACCATCCCAACCCAGGTATGGCGCAAGGGCGACCTTGTGACCGTAACGGAGGAGGAGGCCGACAAGTTCCACATGATGCAGACGCTCGCGGGCGACATCACTGATGGTTACCCGGGGTGCCCCGGGGTCGGCATGGTCACCGCAGAAGCCTTCGTCAACGCGCCCTACATCGCCGTGCCATACGAGCACACGATGCAGCGGGGCAAGCGCAAGGGCGAGACGGAGACCAGATGGAAAGAGGAGCCCACGGATGACCTGTGGGCCGGTGTGGTCTCCCTGTACGCCAAGGCTGGCCTCACGGAAGAGGACGCTCTGCGACAAGCACGGCTGGCGCGCATCCTTCGTTGGCAAGACTGGGACAACAAGAAGAAAGAACCGATCCTTTGGACACCTTAGACGCCTACAAGAGCCATCTGCTGTCGTTAGTGAAGGGATACCCTTTGGGTGTGACTGTCTCTGATATCTGCGCAGATACAGGACTTCGGGTTCAGACTGTCAGCACCCGAATGGCAGAGCTTAACAAATCAGGACACGTAGTGTGGTCCTCACGAGCGCGCAGCAAATCAACAGGAGCTTCTGGCAAGCTCTGGATGGCTGCGTGATCAAAGTAATGCCGACGCTGATGATCCTGCTGAGCGTAGGGTCATCGGTTGTCTACGGTTTCTCTGGCGATATCCGCCTTACCATCTATTGGGCCGCTGCTGCGGTCCTAACTGCGAGCGTGACGTATTGACCCTATTCGTCGATATGGATGGCGTTGTAGCTGACTTCGACAAGCCAGCCGAGGCCATCCTCCAGACAGACAACATCTACAAGTACGAGTTCATCTGGGGCCCAGACAAGTTCTGGGAAGAGTTGAACCAACACCCTGACTTCTTCCTCGACCTTCCGCTCATGCCTGACGCACGGCATCTGTGGGCCAAGATCAAACATCTGAACCCAGAGATTCTCACTGCGCTCCCTCGGGAGAACGGTGAGCGTGTTGCTACGCAGAAGCGCTCGTGGATCAGTTCGTTCGAACGCGCCACAGGCTCCGACCCTATCACGGTCCACACCTGTGCGACCAAGGACAAGCCGAAGCTCTGCAAGCCGGGCGACATCCTGATCGACGACCGCGCTGTCAATCGTGATGCGTGGCAGAAGGCTGGTGGCATCTACGTCATCCATACGAGCGCTGCGAACACGCTGACGACGCTGCGTGCGTTGGGAGTAATCAAGTGATCTTTCAGAACGAATACCAACGTGACCTGTGGCAAAAGCAGCAGGACCTCATGAACAAGGCGCAGCAGGTTGCCGCCGAGAAGGCTTGGACTGAAGCAAACGAAGCTGCAGCCCGTCCTCGTGGCTCCGACCTGATGCCCCAGACCGAGAAGGGCGTGCGTCAGTTCGGCACTGGGGCAACCCGAGACCTCGACGCGAACAAGCTGGACTTCGAAGGCTTCCTCTCGCCGCTGGTCCTCGAACGCTACGCCGAGCATATGCACAAGGCGCGCAAGATGCCTGATGGCTTGATGCGCGAGAGCGACAACTGGCAGCTTGGCATCCCGGTCGTGGCCTACATGAAGTCTCTCTTCCGGCACTTCTTCAGCGTCTGGAAGCTCCACAGGGGCCTCCCGGTGACCGAGGTTGTCCGTGGGGAGACCATCCACAAAGACCTCGAAACCGAACTGTGCGCCGTCCTGTTCAATGCGAGCGGCATGCTGCACGAGGTTCTGAAGAAGAAGCGTCAGTTCGAAGAGGAGTACCCGTTAGTTGAAGCGGGCAACTGACGCTCACGGCACCAGCTACATCATCGACGCAGACACACTGAAGGTTACGCCCGGGGGCCAAGTGCGCCCCGGATGTCCCCTCGTGGAAGTCTGGTGGTCGCGTGATGGAGCGAAGGCTGACGAGACAATCATCATCCGTCAGGAGTGGCCCGGCCGCGACACCGCAGAGGTTCTGGAGGTGACGCAAGGGCAGGCCTACGACCTGATGAAAGCACTAGCAGACGCTATGGAGCGTAAGTGATCTTAGGAAGCAGCATGACTGACATCGTTTCCAACAACGCCGTGATCGAGGGCGAGTGCTCGATGGTGACCTTTGGCGAGTTCTGGCACCTGTGTCCGTCCGAGCAGGCCTTCGCAGGCCCCTTCGCGACCAAGGAAGCTGCAGAAGCCGACGCCCGCAGCTATCTGCAGGACAACGGCGGACGCTACGGCATCGACGAGGTGACCATCGTGAAGACGGTGTCCCGTGGTCGCAACACGGTCACCGTGACGAGCAACTTCTATGACGCTTAAGCTGACGCGCGAGGAAGCCGAGACGCGCATCGAAGGCGTGCTGAAGGCGGCAGGCATCAAGGCCGAAATCTGGGCTATAGGTGAAGCCGAGTTCACCGTCGAATTCCCTGATGGCGCTACGTACTCGAACGAGGACGAGAGCGTACACATCATGTGCGATGGCCTATCGTATCAGAGAGGTTGATGGCTTCGACGAAGAGGTTGTCGATATCCTCCGCGAGCTTCACGAAGAATGCTTCGCAGACAGTGCTCCAAACATTTCTGCAGCGGAGACGTCACGAGGTCATTGGTGGCTGGCTTATGCAGTTGATGGACGACGAGACCTTGCCGGTTTCTGCGGCATCACTCCTACCTATGCCGACCCGGCGCTTGGTTATCTCAAGCGCGCGGCAGTGCGGAAAGAGCATCGTGGCCAAGGCCTGCAACGACGCTTTGTTAGAGTACGTGAAGCGAAAGCGCGCCGCCTAGGCTATCGCGGCATCATCACCGACACCACTGACAATCCTTCGTCAGCCAACAACCTAATCAAGTGCGGATACCGCATGTTCACTCCGGCTGTCCCTTGGGGCTTCCGGCACACCTGCTATTGGGAGAAGAACCTATGAAATTCTACATCATCCACAGCGTCGATCACTCTGACGCTTTCATGGTGACGGACGACAACAGCGTCCCGCAGGGCTACGCGACCGAGGCTGAGGCAATCGAGGCCGCGAAGGAATACAGCGGCGACAGCGTCGTTGTGAAGGTCACGGCCAAGGTCTCCGAGGTCACCAAGTACAAGGTTACCAAAGTCTCGTGAAGAAACTTCTCTTCATCCCTCTGTTCGGGGTGCTCGCATGGCTTGGCAGTTGCAGCTTCCACTACCTAGCCCCTACGACCCCGACGGAAATCATCCGGCAAGCGCACGATGCGTTCCCGAGCGCTCCTACGCTCCCGACGATCACCGTGCCCGACTTCAAGCCAGCGCCCCCAAAGGTCCCGTCACGCCCGCCAAAGACACCCCGGGGAAGTGGTGCAAGTGTGGGCTCGACAAAGAATGGCGCTGTCGTATCGCCCCCTGTGCCCTACGTAGCCGAAGGTGAACCTGAGGTGACGTTGGAGTGCATCTGGCCCCTCAGGCTCATACCTGGTTGCCGACCGCAGCAATGATCATCCGAACCAAAGACCCTGAGTTGATCAGGGGCCTTCTCGCCTCCGGTTGGTGGCGCAAGGGCGACAACTTCATCTGGATACACAAGATTGGACGCGCATGACCCTAGCTGACCGACAGCGACCCCACGACCAGCACCACCAGCGGACCCTCGAACAGCAGATTCTCGACGCTCTCCTGCGTATCGAAGAGTTGCTGCAGAAGCGTGAGGCAGAGCCTGAGGTCGAGGGTGAACTCGCGGACGCCATCACCAACGTCACTCCCCGTGAGACGCCGCTGACCAAGAAGATGACCAAGCGCTTCGCTGGTCCGAAGGTTGACCGCCTGTGATCCGCTGCTTCGCGTGGGTGCCACGCATCAAGAACAAAGGGGTCCGCAGGTTCGTTATGTGCCTTGTGGGCCCGATTGTGCTCCTCGAATACATCGTCAACGCGCCCATCGGGTTCGCGTATGACTTCAAGTCCCTCTGGAATATGGACAGCCATGTTTGACATCAAGAAGGTCGAAGCTGAAGCCCTCAAGGAAATCAGCGACGAGAAGGCGACTATCGCCAAGTCGAAGATCAAGGCCAAGCTGAAGCAGATTGCTGACGCCGAGCGTATCGTCCAGAACCTGCGCGACGAGTATGGCGTTCTCCTCCGCGACATTGGGTGACGCCCGCCTCCTGTCCCGTCCGCTCCGAGTTGAGTGGGCGGGGTGGGAGACCAACACATACCGCCTGCAGCAAGCAGGCTGGAAGCTGAGCGCCGAACAGGACGTCTACCAGAACCGCATGCGGCTGGCGATGCACCACGAGCGCCTTAGCCTGTACGCCATGAGCCGGATGACGGAGTTCGATTACACGTACGCCGCTCGTGACCCTCGGTTCGAGCTTCCGATGATCGTCATGCAGGCCATGGGCCGCGAGGTGTTCATTAAGGAGCACGGTAGGATCGACTGGGGCTTCAATGCGATTGATGCCAAGCCCTGCTTCACGGAGAACAAGATCACCCGTATTGAAGACCTAGCGCACTTCGCTGCGCCGTTGGTTCGATGCAACGAGGTGATCATCCCTGAGGAGAGCGTGCCTAAGCTGATGGAGCGTATTCTGGAGCTTCAGCAGCCTGCGCGAACTGACCGCATCAAAGAGCAGATGCGCAGTCCTGAAGGCTACGACCGTCAACCTCAACAGAAGTTTCAAGCACAAATCATTTCCTTAGCAGCGTAGTATTTCATCCCGCAAACTGCGGGTCCTCGTTGGCTGTGAATTCAGCGGGCGAGTGAGAGACGCATTCCGAGCCAAAGGTCACGACGCATGGTCGTGCGACCTCGAACCCTCGGACAGCCCTTACCACTACCAAGGCGACGTCCTCACCGTTCTCGACCGAGACTGGGACCTAGGTATCTTTCATCCACCATGCACCTATCTCTCTAACAGTTCGAGCAAGCACCTCTACATCGATGGCAAGAAGGAAAATGGCGTCGATAACGAACGCTGGCGACAGCTACGTCTCGGCGCACAGTTCTTCGAGAAGCTCTGGACCACGAAGCATATCGGCAAGGTCGCCTGCGAGAACCCCATCATGCTGGGTTACGCCAAGGCGATCATCGGCTGTGGGAAGCAGACGCAGACGCTGCAGCCTTGGATGTTCGGTGATCCCGAGCAGAAGGCCACGTGCCTCTGGTTACGCGAGCTACCGGCCCTCGTGCCGACCTATGCGACATGGGACGACTGCAGGAAAGCGAAGCGCCTGAAGCCCGGCAGCAAGCCGAAGCAGGCTGTCCATCTGGCTCCTCCAGGTGAGGACCGCTGGAAGTTTCGCAGCCTCACGTATCAGGGCATCGCGGATGCCATGGCTGACCAATGGGGCTGACGCCAGACCTCGCGGCCCGCAAGATCATCGTAGCCGCCTACATGTATTACGTGCTCGACGATGGTCCCATGACGGACCACGAGTACGATGCAATGTCGAAGTATGTCGCTGACAACTGGGACCAACTGGACCCTGTGCGCCAATGGCAGCTTGGGAATCCCGGGTCAACAGCGGCAGGCGGAAGCCATATCAAGTTCACGGTGATCGCCGTGGACTGTGCACGTCACCTTTTCTTTGAGCGCAACAAGCGCGCTCCTGATTACCCTTACCCACACAAGTGGAAGACCGACCGAACAATGAAGCTTCGATACGTGACGGCTGTTGCCTCATGAGTGAACTGAGCACCTTCCGCGTCATCCGTTGGCGCAGGCTTGTTGAAGACGCCGTCGTGCAGGCTATTTCCCGTGACGATGCGTTCGCAGCCGCCGACAGCAACGATAGCTGGGCGATCATCGACGAGCAGACCGTAGACACCGAATGTGAGGCGCTGAATTGATGTCGTTCATGGCCGCCTTGTGTCTTCTCAACGACTGCCCCGGGCTCGCGCTGATCGCGCTGCTGCTCTGGCTGTGGAACGACTATTCGAACTGACGCAAAAAACCCCCAAGGGCCCATTACGGGATTCCTTGGGGGTATTTTTCGATTTGGCTTAGGCGTGCGGGGCCCGGGGATCACCCGGGAGGAAGGTCGGCGCCTCAGGGTTCACAGGAGCGACCGCAATCGGTGCCACAGGGACTGGACTAGGAGACACCGGAGGGGCCACAGGGCCCATAGGGACCACAGGAGCCACAGCCGGGGCCACTGAGACGGCCACGACGGGGGCCGGGGCAACTAGTGCCGCAGCGACCGCAGCGATACCAGCGGATTCCGCAGGCGTGCTGGCAGAGGCCATAAGCTGGGAGGCGAGGGCGTCGATATCGGTCTGGGCCTGAGCCAGCGAGGCAAGGGCCGCATCCCGGGCCGCATTGGCTGCAGCAACCTGAGACGAGACGCTGGCGTGCGCGGTCGCCAGAGTGGCTACCTTGCCGATGGCGTCGTGGAGCTTAGAGAGGTCGAGGGACATAGGTTTCCTTAGAGCATGCTCAGGACGGCCATACGGATGGCAGCAGCCGAGCGATAAGCGAGATACTCAGCACCAGCGATGGTCGGGTGCGTATGGTCGGGATCGACATACACGTCCGAGTTTCCAGTGCCGTTCGTAGCTCCGACGTATCCCGTGCCATTGAGCCACGTAGGCGTGTCGGTGGAGACGGGAGCGAACTTGCAGAGCGGATAGTTGAACTGCTTCACCGCAGCGGCGATGGCGTTCTCAGTGGCGATCTGCGCAGCGCTGGGGCCTGCAGCGCCTGCCTGACACCCAAGGACCACGATGGGCGAACTAGGATGCAGGGTGCTGACGAGTTGGAGGTCAGCAAGGACTTCCGTCTGGATGGCGTACGGCGTGGACGAGGAATCGTTGTAGCCGTTGGCGAACACGATCAGATCGAACGGGCCTTGGTTGGCCCACCTCGGGATTTGATCGCGAAGCTTGGAGCGTGCGCCCGCGTTGTCTGAGATGTAGCCGCAGGAGCCCACAGAGACCTGTCGGACATCTCGGATGCCGAGAAGCTCGCCAGTGAGCACAGGCCAAGCTGCGTTCGGAATAGGATAGATCGAAGCAGCGCCGTTGGTGCCTTCGCTGTAGCTGTCGCCAGCCCAAGCAAGCCTGAGAACCTCAGACTGCGGAGGCTTCCAGAACGAGCACGTCGGGCTCACGCGGATGCTCTTGACGAGCGTGCAGCCCTTCGACGGGACGTTCGGGAGCAACACACGGATGCGTCGCGTCTTGCGGGAAGCGAACGTGAGTTCGAAGAAGGTGTCAGTGTTGGCAGCGTTGTTGCCTGCCGTGCCAGCGAAGTCTACGTACTGGCCGTCTACCTGGAACATCACCTTCGCAGCGCTGCTGATGTAGATGCCGAACTGGACCTTGTCACTGTCGGTCATAATCTCGAAAGCGCTGGCCCACTGGTTCTTGTCGAGCATGCCGGAGCCAATGTTGCCATTGGTGGACGGCAGGACGCTTGCTACCGGAAGGCAGACGTACAGCGAAAGGATAGGAGTAGGAATGCCGCCGTACCAAGCAATCTGATTGAGCGTGGCGGGCGCAAGTACACCTCCGGTGCACAGGTTGGTAGCGACCAGTGATGCGTCAGACGATGCGGATACAGCGATGGTCGGAGGCGTCGCCATTGCGGGCCTCTGATACGGGTTCGTGTCGAGTGCCCGGTCCATAACGTCGAGCAGGCGAAGGGGCTGTTGAGCCTCTAGGATTTGCCTGAAGTTGTCGAAAGTCTTTCTCAAGATAGGCCCTTGTTTTTAATCTTGTAATAAATCTGCAGCGCCAGAAAGACGCCACCTAGGATCATGATGACGAACTGGGCGTACGGCGTGATCGTCTGCATCCACAGGGGCACAGTGAGAGCAGCGCCAGCGCCTGCGGTGGTAACGGTGTCCATTAGATTCTCTTGGTCCATGCGGCTGTAAGCCCGGCTACGAGAGTTGACGCCCCAGTGAGGGTGAAGACTGAGCCGACGACCATCTGGCCGTAGCTAAGCTCCTCCGTAGGGACCCGAAGAACAGCATGTCTCGCGTCGATGCCTGTGGCCCACTGCCACAGATACGGGAACGTGCTGACTAGGAAGATGAGTGAGTGATAGCAAAGCACCGGGAAGACCCCGAGGCCCCAAGCCACCCAGAAGATGGGATGCGAGAACATGGCCATCGTCACGTCTTTCACTGCAGCGAAGTGCGCAGTGTCTGCCGATAGTGCGGCGACGGTGACGTCTTTGGCGTTGTTGCTTTGGACCTGAGCAGTGTCTTGGGCCTTGTTGACGAGACCCAAGAGCAACTGCGGGAGCTTAAGCACCAAGCTCCAGAGGAAGTTCATTCGTCTTCCTCAAGAGGCTTAGGTGCGGGCGTTACGTCCAGCATCGGACGCAGGAATGCGAGCACGAACGGAAGGGCTCCAACTATGAAGTCGGCAACGCCTTCTGGCACGACGCGCATAAGGATGGGCTTGAGGTCGATGACACCAAGCCAGTCGAGGAGGCCGGGGGCGGCAGCGAGGAAGAGGACGGCGATAGAGTGCCATCGGACTTCAATTCGCTCCCAGAGGTCGTCGAGGTAGGCTCGCACGGGATTTGGTCCTTGTAGGCGGCAGCGAGGTGCGAAGCATGCACGGCGTGCCAGATGAAATAGAGAAGGCCCATGGCCACAACGAACCCGAGGACACACAGGCCAATCTCGGTCGATGTGTCGAGAGAACCGAGGTGCGCCAAGATGGGCGAGGAGCCTGCGGTCGCCGTAGCGCCTGCCGTGTGCTTGGTTGCCTTGGACGCGGCCTCAGCAGACCGGCGCTCCATTGAGGGCCCCACAGGTTTCCCTGCGGCCTCTACGGCCATGCGGACGCCAGTAGCCTGCACGTCAGCGACGCGGCTGCTCCAACCTCCCTTGAAGAACTGCCACGTTCGGAGGTTCGTCAGGAACGACAGGCGAGCGCTGGTCTGAGCCTTCACGTAAGAAATAGGTGACAGATTTCTTGCATCGAGCGTCCTACGGAGCCTAAGGGCCCGTGAGACGCCGCTGTTGACGCCGAAGTCGAAGTCTACGAAGTCGGGCCCGGGAGCACGATCATCGCATCCCATGGCGTGCCAGTATTTGTCACGATAGATGCCGATGGCGACCGACTTAGGCATGCGCCTGACGTCTGCCGGGGAAGCGTCGTGCTTCCAATACAGACGCGCGTCTTCAATGGTGATGCCCCAGTTGGTCGCGTGACCGGGATCATGCTTGTTGTTTGTGTAGCCGCCTTCGTAGCCGAGCGTCTTGCTGATGCTCCGCTCGCGGTTCAATGCGGTCATGCGTTAGCCTTTGATCTCGGTGAGCGTGATGAAGGTAGGAGAAATGACAAGCGGGTCTGCGCCTCGGCGGCCGAGGTACATCGTGTTTGCGATGTTAGACTTAATGTAGATTTGGTACTGAACTGGCAGCGTCGTGTTTGGCACGTCGGTGAAGTCGATGTGCATTGGTGTCACCAAAACATTCGATGTTACGACGGTGGCTTGAAGGTCGGTAAGGCCGGATGGTGTTAGATCAGTCCAAGCCCCGCCGTTGATCGAACGGAACAGAGTTAGCTGCACCGTGGCAGAGCCAGCGCACGAGGCTATGCCTGAGGCTTCCACGCGCAACTTATTCGAAGACGATTGCGGAGTGATCGATACCGATGCTGTGCCCGTCGCTGTAAAGGTGTTGGCGCTTACTGAGACGATACGTGGCGTGCTATCTACAGTGGAGGCAATCTTGAGCGGAGTGCCACTAGGCGGAGTAACAGCGTTAGCAACAAAGGCGGTCGTGGCAATCTGCACTGTGCTTGTGCCTGCTGCGGCCGTAGGGGCCGTAGGGGACCCAGTGAGCGCCGGGGAATTAATCGGAGCCTTCGTTGCGTCCTGAGTGTCTACGTAGGTCTTGTCAGCCTTGAGAGCTACAGCCGAGGTGATCGAGGCGCCCTGCGCGTCCACATAGGTCTTGTCGGCCTTTGTGCCGATCTGCGTGGATACGGTCGTGGCGAAGTTCGGATCATCACCTAACGCTGCCGCAAGCTCATTAAGCGTGTCGAGCGTTGCAGGAGCCGAGTTGACCACCGCAGCGACCTTGGTGTCCACGTAGCTCACCGAGGCGAGCGTCGGGTCCTTAGGGTGCACGTGGTCCTCGTGGGCCCATTTGGTGCTCGTTCCGACAGCCGCTGTGCCATCAATGAGAGGCGTCGCCGTGCCCGCAGCGCCTTGCACTGCCGTAGCAGCCTGAGCAGCCGAGGCGGCAGCATTGGTAGCTGACGTGGCTGAGTTGGATGCCGAGGAGGCCGCAGCGTTGGCGTTGGTCGTCGTTGTGGCCGCAAGCTGCTGCAGGAGGGCGACAACTTCACTCTCTTGCGACAGGAAGTCGTAGAGATTGCCATCCGGGTAGAAGGAGGTCGGAGCAGGGCGCGGGCTGTTGTTGGGGACGTTGTCGTTGTTGGTTACAGTCTCTGCACCCACCAGCCCGCCGTCCGTGAAGAACGAGCTAGGCATCGGGGAGGACGTGTCAGAAGGCGCGACGTCGTTGTGAGTGACGTCTTCAGCACCGACTAGCCCACCATCAGTGAAGAACGAGCTAGGCGCTGCGCTGGCCTGCGAGGAGGACTGGTGGTCGTTAGTGACCACCTCTGCCTCGTCATAGGTCGTGCCGTCAGCGTAGAAGCTGGTGGGCGTCGGGTTTACCATTCATCGCCTCGGTCATAGTAGAGCGCGGGACGCACTGCGGCGTCTGCGGTTAGCTCGTCGCTGTCCGCTTGATCCTGCAGGGTCGCCATGATGCGCTGGAAGTCTTGCTCGAACCCGGCCTTGCGTTCGTCATTGAGATACGAGGAGGCGGCCACGAGGGCGGCATAGACCACGGCGTCCCAAGCAACCTTGGACATCGTGTTCTCGTCAGTGTCGGCCACGAGCGCAGAGAATTCGGCGTAATAGGTGATGAGGACCTTGTCGCCCACGCAGGGACGGGGTCCAAGATACCAAGCGGCACCTTGGCGCGCGTAGATCGAGGGAGGACCAACGTCCTGCGACGCGCCCATGACGCGGTTCAGATCGACGCGCTGGAGTTCGTATTCGAGAACACCATCCCCGTCTCGGTCTACCTGGATCGAGATAAGCTGCAGGAGGTCACTCGGGATGCCGAGCTTCGTGTAGCTGTCGGGGATGGTGTACAGAATTTGCTTCTCCATGAACGGCACACGGAGTTCACGCTGAATGCGCTGGATGCCTTGGTTCACGAAGGTCGAGACGAGTGCCAAATTGTTGTTGACGATGCCGTTGTTCAGCAGCGCCTTGAATTGAGCCTTTAGCTCACCAAGGGTCACAGGGTTTCCTTAGATGCGTTTGTTGGTCGTGATGAATTTGTCGAGCGCGTAACGACGCAGCATGTTGAGCGTCTCGCGAACGGGAGCGGTCATCACGTCGAAGCCGTAGACGCGGAGGAGGTCATCGACGACCTCTACGGGGATGCTGGCTACCCTGTGCATCTCGCCCGTTGGGGTGGCGACGCTATCAAGGCGCTCATGCTGCAGACTGGTCAGGAATTCGTCGGGGATTTCCTGCGTCCGCTTAATGATCAGTTCATTGGTGGAGCGGTCTTCGTCGAAGGCGACAAGAGTGTCGAGTAGGACGGGTTCTTCGTAGAAAGTTTCGGAGGACATATTCTCAAAAGCAAAAATAGGGACACGGAATTACCCGTGCCCCCATTTCGTTGGACCTTAGAAGCCGGTGAGCTTCTGAACGATCAGCGCCGACGCGAGGCTGTTCTTGTGCTTGAGCGAGAACTCGCCCAGCAGCATGGCCTTGGTGCTATCACCAGTCTTCGCGAGGTTCTTGCGCTCCCACGGACGAAGGGTCGGCTTCGTCCACATGCCGGGCTCGTAGATCAGCGTGTTCTCGTTGCGGAGCCAACGGTTGATCTCGACCTTCTGCTCACCGAACGGCGAGACATACAGGTTGACCACGTTGACCAGCTTCTTCGCATCCGAGCCCGAGAGGGTCCGGTAGCGACCAGCAGCCGCAGCGAAGCCCGCGAGGGTCACTGAGTTGGTCGGGGTGACCATGATGTTGGTCGGCTCAGCGCCGCTGATGTACGCAGCCTGCAGCGCCGTCACCAGCAACTGCTCAGTCAACGCAGCGTCATCCGCAGCGGTGCGGACCACGTTGGCGCTGGCGATCTGGACCTGCGCGGAGTCCATGGTCGAGGGGACGGTCGTGCCGTTACCCGCAGCCTTGGTGCCCGCGAGACCCACGTAGGCGATTTCCACGTCACGCTTCACCTGAGCGGCCGACTTGGCCATCTGGTAAGCGAACTCTTTCTTCCGGCCGTAGGTCGAGACGACGTCGGCACGGTCAGAGACGGTGACCGCCTCGGTGAAGATTTGGGTGTAGTTGGACTTCATCGTGGTCGGGGTGACGGTGATGAAGGTCGCGTCCGCACCTTCGACCGCAGCGTTCTGGGCCGGTGCACGCAGCGTGTCTTCCTGCCACTGGAACAGGCCCTGCGTAACCTTCTCCGAGCCAATGCTCGACATGAAGGGCGTCTTGCGCGGGGAGAGGTTGGTGATGACGTCGGCCACGTCTTCCTTGATGCCGACCATCTGATAAGTCTGAAACTGAGCCATTAGAAATTTAGTCTCTTCTGCAAATGTAGTGGTGTGTTACTCGCCATCAAACATGGCGAGGAATGCGTTGGCCGCGTCGTCTTGTGAGCCCGACTGCTTGGCCTTCTGTACGGCCGACTTGACCGTGATCTTCTTTGCGTTGTCGCGAACTGCGGGGGTTGAAGCGGAGTTCTTCACGATGCGCGTCGGGGTCTTGTTCACCTTCTTGGTCAAGACCTTGTTGGCACCCTTCTTGAACTGCATCGCCATGTGCAGCACTTTGAAAGCAGCGGGGTCGTTGAGGGACGTGACGACCTTTGCGTCGAAGCCTTGCTCAACTGCGAAGTCACGAATGTCCCGATAGAGGGCGTCATTCCAGTTCTTGATGTACGAAGGGCTCTCGGGGTTCTTGAGGGCCTTCAGACATTCAACGGACTGCTTCTTCGCTGCTTCCTTCTGCTCAGCAGTGATCTTTTCGACGTAGGAGGTGAGTTCGTTCTTGAGGAACGTCTCTTCCTGAATAGCCTCGTTCGCCTCTGCAGTGAGTTCCTGCAGATGCTCAGCGGGGATATTCGGGTCCTTCATGTACTGGGTCCACGGCAGAGCGCGGTATTTGTCCGCTCGCGCGGTCGCACGCTGCAGGAGGGCGTTGTACGCAGTGATGTTCTCAGTGCGTTTGGTGTTAACGGCCTCGCGCTCAGTGGCGACTTCTTGCGACTTGCGGGTGAGAGCAGCCTCTTGACCAAAGAGACGCTTCAGGTCGGAGACTTTAACCTCATGCTCAGTGTCGCCTTCCTTGACCTTGACGTACGTCTCGTCACTGTCATCGGCGAACTTTCGCTTCGGCTTCTCGTCTTCGTCCTTGTCGTTCTCTTCGTCTTCGTCGCCTTCGTTCTCTTCCTCGTCTTCGGATGGCTCGTTTTCAGCGTCCTCGGTCTCGGGTTCGTTCTCGGCGTCGTTGGCGTTCTCTTCGTCTTCGTCGGCTTCAGTTTCTTTCTTCGATGGCTTCTTTGCAGAAGCGTCGTCACCCTCTTCGGGATCACTGTCGCCAAGGAGAGCAGCAACGAAATCGTCCTCGTTGATCTCTTCCGGGTAGTCTACGTTCAATGCGGCGTCGTTAGCGTTGATAGCCGTCGTCATCAGTCGTTATCATTCCTATAGATGTCGTGGACGCCCTCGTGGTCGAAATCATCGACGACTTGGGTGGTCTCGGACGTCTTCTGTTCAGTGAGTTTGGTGTGCGCGGCAGAGAACTTCTGCGTCAGCGCGAGGAAGCCTGAGAAACCTTGGTAGGCGGCATAAATGCCTTCGCGTTCTTTGGCGTTCTTCGGGTCGGTGTTGAGGATGTCCGTGGCGCACTGCTGGGAATACATTGCAGTGAGCGCCGCGAACGCCTCAGAACTGAGAAGCTCCGTACAGAAGCCTCCCAGTTCGAGGATCGTTGCGTCGTCCATTTAGTCCTTAAGCTGCCTTGGAAGCCGCTGGTCGTGATGCGGCTTTCATCTTGGCCTCGTGATCCTTGTTGATCTTGTCCTCCTCCAGAGCCAGTTCCTGAGCGTCGTGAATGATGCGAGCACGTGTCTCTGCATCCTGCCGATCGTTCGTGCGGGACTGGTTGTCGGCGGCCAGAGCAAGCTGCTGGTCCTGCTGCTGCGTCTTGGCTTGATCCAAGGCGAACAGTCGGCTGGCGTCTGCCTGCTTGATGGTGAGAGCCTTGTCGGCCGTCGCAGCGGTCTGCTGCTTGACCTGGAGTTCACCCATCTTGATCGGGTCGGGACCCGGAGGCGGTGCGTTGGGATCGAGGTATGCGTTGAAGTTCGTGAAACCTTTGAGCTTCGCGATGTCGCTGAGCATGGCGAACCGGCCCTTCTGACCGAACATGCCACCCAAGCCGGGGTCCTTTGCCATGGCTTCGTAGCCCTGCATGAGGTCCATAGCGGCCTGATCCTTCTCACCATAGCCGAGGTGAGCGGACACGGTGCACGAGGTGCGCTCAGTCCATTGCTTGGGCGTGAACCCAATCGGCTGACCAGAGATTTCGATTATCTTCTCGTCCTGATGGTTCAGGATGAGCAGACGCACGACCTCAAGCATCAGCGGGACGAGGAAGTTGTAAGCGAAGTTGCGCGCCATGATCTTCTGGCGGATGCTGCTTACCTTCATCATCGTGTCCACAAGACCCTTGGAGTTCTGGGTCGAGATGGCGCTCTTGTCGAGACCCTGAGACAGCGCTGAGATGCCCGTGGACTTCTCGTTGTTGTCGTTCAGCATGCCGAGCACATTGAACACGTAGGGGTTCAGGTTGGCCTGCTGGAAGGGTTGCACACTGTCCGGTCGCCTGACGTTAACGACGCCGCCGAGCCGGTTGTCTAAGAGTTCACGTGGGTTCATTAGACCGCCATTGACCACAGCCCAACGCGGGTTAGTCGTGATGGCGGTGTGATCGAGCACACCACGGAAGAGAACGGTACGAGCGTTCTGGGTGTGGATCACACGCTGTGCAAAGTTGTTGCCGTAGAAGACATGCGAGACCGGGAGCGGCACATACGCGATGAAGGGAGCCCTATCGACTTCCTCAGGCGGATAGAGCAGCTTGTCGCCAGCGATGCAGATTTTGTAGAGACGGACGCCCTTGCTGGGGTCGATCTGCATACGCACGAAGTTCTCGTAGTAGACGATATATTCGAGTTCGTCTTGGATCGGGTCGTCAACGACGTCGTTCTGCCGTGTAGGCTCAGTGCGCGCTAGAACCTCAGGAGAGAACATCAGCGCGCGTGCGTCGTCGGCGGGAAGAGACTTCACGAGCTTCGGGTCTACACCCATCTCGATAAGCTCAGCCTTCGTCTTCGGCGTTCGGTGACCGCAGTAGACGGCCTTGTCGATGCAAGTCGCGATGCTCTCGATCAGAAACTCTTCGGGAGCAATGTTGATGATGCTGACCTTGGAGATGTCCTGCTTGCGCGTGAGAGACCCCTTGAAGGTCCCGTCAGGCTGCTCCTCGGCATCGAAGGTATCGACCTCGTCATGCGAGGCGAGAGCCTGCGCGTCGTCGTGGCTGATGCCCTCGAACTCTTCATCCGAGTATTTGAACTTCTCTTCCCAGAACACCTTCACAACGCCAGCGCGGGCTACGAGACCATCGTAAATTACGCTGCCGAATATGTTGAAGCCATCGTTCTCACGATAGATGACGTAGCGGGCCGCCTCGGTCGCAACGCGACAGTGGACCGAGTTCATGAACTGGTCAGGGTCGAACTGGGCGATCTGCTCGCCGCCTGAGAAGACCTCCTGCAACTGAGCGCGCATCATCTCGACGCTGTCGTAGACGTCGCTTGCCACATACGAGGACGAGCCCTCGTTGGTGCGTCGGGGAAGCTCGCCGTTCAGATACTTCGTGACCCGTGTGCGCTCCAGCGCCAACCGGCTGTCATAGAAGCCAGAAGCGGTCATCTGCTTCTGGGAGACCCGGGCGACAATATCCTCGGGACTTAGGGGGCGAGTTGTCGCCATAGGTTTCCTTTGTTAGATGGCTTGAACGTAGTATTCGTCGGTGACTTCGACCGGCGTCCACACGTCCTCGGAGACGTACGCTGCGATTGCGAGCGCCATGACCGTGTCGTCGTGAGTGCCGCCCTCGGCCTCCATCTTCCCGGCTTCGGTGACGACGAACGTCATCATCTCCTGCAAGGTCGTGGGGTCATTGATCTCGATGCCGCCGTCGCGATCTAGTTCGCGCAGCTTGTCGATGATGAGGGGCTTGGTCCGTTCGCTGGTGAAGAAGCCGAGGTTGATGCTGTCCTTCTCGTCCAAAGTGCCCTCAGGCTGCTCTGTGTAGAGGTAGGGATAGTTCGCATCACGCAAGGCGACGCATGTCACCAGACCGTGGTTGTTGCGCTCAGGAGCGATGGTGGCGCAGTTGTAGTGATAGCCGAGGGCGATCAGGATCGAAGCGAACACGTCGGGGTGACAGATGCCACGCCAGACGGCCACTTGCCGTCGCTTGCTGTCGAGGATTTGCGCGACACTGCTGTCGCCTTCCTTCTTGCCCTTCACGCCACCACGGATGCCCATGCCGACGTCAGCACCAATGGTGTACGTCTCTTTGTCTGAGCGCGGGTGGTAGATCAGAAGCTCGCCGCGAACGTCGTCCTCAAGCACACGCAGGGGCAGGGCCTTACCTGTCTTCTGATCGTACTTGACGTTGACGGACATCTGCTTGAGAGGCTTCTTGCCCTTGGCGATCTGGAGCCGTTCGTTGAGGCTCTCGGAGTTGAAGATCGGTCGGCCAGTGCTGAGGAAGGCTTCCTCGGCTGTCGATGGATACTCTTGCTTGAACAGATCAACACCGCTAGTCGCGACCTTCTTTCGTCGCCAGTAGAGTTGATCGTTGGAGTTCAGAAGCGGAGCGTAAAGCTCCAGCATCTTCTCTTCTTCGGGTGTTCGCACAAAGTCTGCGGGCGCGGTCTCACGGTATTCATCCGTTTCGAACCATGCGCTGAAAAACACCTCGAACCCGTTCCATAGATGGTCGCGGCGAACTGCGCCTTGATACATCTCGTAGAACTTGCCGGTCACGCCTTGTGCCGTGCTCTCCAGGAAGAGGAACGTGTCGTTCTCTTCGGGGATGGCCTGCACTAGACCGTTGAAGTTTGTGTTGGCGAATGCGACGGGCCAGAACGCCACCTCGGAGAGATGAGCGAACGTAAGCGTTTCGCCGCGAGCGATACCTCGGCCGCCTGCCGTGGCAACGCGCATGCCGCTGTCGAGCTTGTCGAAGTTCAACTCGTTACGAGAGAGATACTTCGTTGACGGACGGACGATGTCAGGGACGTTGTCGTGAACGCGCCGATACATATCGAGCAGCGTCGTGGTGCTGTCGCCTTCGTGCGCCATAACGAGACCCTTCTGGGCCTTGCGCTGAGACAACCACCAATATTGGAATGCTGAGATGACGGTGGAGAGGCCCTGCTGTCGAGCCTTGAGGACGACGAAGCGAACCTTGCCCGTACGTTCCCATTGCTCCAGAACTTCGTCCAAGAAGCGCCGCTGCACTCGGTTCAGAATGAGATTGGCAATCTTGCCCTTCTTCGTTCTGATCTTCACACATTTGGCGGCATAGAATTCAAAGTCTTCGAGGAGGCGCTTGCGCGCCGCCCTCTGCTTGTCGGTTAGTTCAGTCACCAGAAATCTCGTCGAGGAAGTCCTCGGCCTTGCTGAGTGTCAGCTTAGATTTGCTCTCGGGCTTGCTCTTGGTGTAGGCGAGCACGGTGTTGATGGCTGATACCTTGGTCTTCTGTTCGGTCGGACCTACAGCGAGCACGAAGCACTCACGTAGAGCCGCCTTGGCCATCCCAGCGTCGTCGTTGGGGATGGTGATCCACTCGCCGTTCTCGCTGAGGACACGGTCCTCTTCGGGGGCAAGCTGGCCAGTGTCGGTCATGATTTGGATAAACCTGTCTGCAAGCGCACGTGCCTTCGCCCACTTCTTCTCGGCTTTCGCGCGAGTAGTGCCGTTGGGGACGCCTGTGCGTTTGAATTTCTGTGGGTCGATTTTGCGGTCGAGCTTTAGCTGCATGTCTCGCAGCTTCATCTTGATGCGATAATCTTCGTCGAGCCACGCTGCCTTCGCCGCAAGGGACTGGGGATTGCTCCCCAGCCTCTCGTCGTCGGTCATTTGTCTTCCTTACTTGAACGCAGTCGTAACTGCCGCTGCAGCCTCGGGCGATAAGAACGCCGCGTAGTGCTCTACAGCCGCATCACGCTCCTTCGTGTTCGAGCCAATCTTGTGAAGCTGGCGAACCAGTCCTTTGATGGCGTGCGAGAACTCGGGATACTGAGAGACGAGCGTCTTCTCAGCGTCGATGCGCTTCTGTGCAGAGTGTTCTGCCTTAGCGAGATACTTCGGGCTCTTGGCTCCGTACGCTGACGCTTCGTGCACGGCGTAAGCCTTTGCAGAGATGTCGGGCGGATAGAGTTGAGCCTCGTCGAGCGGTTCGAACGGCGTTGCCTTCGGCGCCTCTTCAGCCTTGGGAGCTTCAGTCTTCACCTTGCCATTGGCCTTGCTGATCTTGATCGGAGCAGCAGCAGGCTCCGCACCCGGTTCGGGAGGGAGACCAGCCTTCAGCTTCTGCTTGAGCATCGACAACGCGGTCGGATTGAACTCAGGCAGCGCAGGGGCCGCAGGAGGAGCCTCAGCAGGCGGGGCTTCAACAGGCGGAAGGCCTGCCTTCAGCTTCTGCTTCAGCATCGAGAGAGCCGTGGGACTGATGTCCGGTTTGGCAGGCTCAGGCGGCGGCGGAGCAGGTTCGGGCTGAGGCTCAGGCGGGAGGCCTGCCTTAAGCTTCTGCTTCAGCATCTGCAGCGCCATGGGGTTGAACTCAGGCATCTGCGGAGCCGGGGGCGCCGGGGGTGCGGGTGCACCAGGTAAGGGTGTAGCCAGTTGCTTCTTCAGCATCTGCAGCGCCATCGGATTGAACTGAGGCGCAGCAGGCGGAGGAGCGGCCGGAGGAGGCACTTGCGGACCCGTAGGGCCAGCCGCAGGAGGCCGAGGTCCCCAAGGTGCATTGGTCGGCTGCGGCAGCGGAGGAGGCTGCTGCGGGACCGGAGGCGGGTTGGTTGCCTTGCGAAGCTCTGCGTTGTGATCTGCGAACGTGCGAGCGAAGTTTGCTGCCGGTCGTGATCCACCAGTGACGCTGTCGAGCAGACGAGCACCACCAAGGCTGATGCCGAGGCCGCCTATGAGGCCGCCGCCGACTGCACCAGACACGTGAGGCATCCCGAACGCGAGAGCGCCGAGTCCTGCCAGCGTGCCGCCAATGTGCCAAGGGTTGAAGACGCCCCTAACGACGTTCTTCATTCCGCCAGTAGCGGAGCCTTGCCAGCCAGTCTTGGGATCGAACGAACCTTCTTCCTGCGCCTGCTGCCCAGTCTTGAGCGCGCGGGCGAGGAAGTGTGCGTTGTCGCCATCAGGCGTATTGGCCGTTGCGGTCGTCAGGTGCTCCATGTCCTTCGGGGTGATCTGGTCACCACGTCGGATGGAAGCGATTGCGTTCGTCTCTTCAGGCGTCAGCGTCTTCTGCTGCGCTACCTTGTCCAGCGCGGCTTTGAGTTCGCCGTGCGTGTCAGCCATCACCTTCTGGTGCGCCTGAGCCGCCTCGTGGATGTTGTTGAGGTCGAGGCCGGTGTTCTGCAAGCGAGTGGCGTAGTTAGCTGCCGCTTCAGGATCAGCGTTGTACTTGCCCATGCGGATAGCACGAGCGCCTGCAGCGACTGCAGGGAGCACATGAGGCGAGACGCTTGCTGCGCCTCCGACAGCCGCCTCAGGGAGAGCCGAGGGGTCGAATGGCGCGTCGGTGCCGATCTTGGTGCCAGCCTGCGTGATAGCGTTCTGAGCTACGCCGCCACCAGCGCCTACGGCACCACGAGTGAGCAAGTTGGTCGCCACACGACCGAGGCCGTTCAATCCAGCGCCAACTGCATTACCAATACCTGGTGCATGCATGATCGAGCCGGGGACGGCAGCAGCGAGCGTGGTGCCGATGCCGATGGCTTTGTCTTCGTCGTTCGGAACCGCGTTCTGGTCTCCCGAGCGGGCAACTGCGCGGGCCTTGACGTTGTCGCCTGCCGAGGTGATCGCGAGAGGCGCTAGGCCGCCTACGATTGCGCCTGCGGGACCGAGAAGGTCACCTACCGCTGCACTGGCCGCTGACGTAGCAGCGAGAGGCGCTTGCTCAGCAATGAGCTTCGGTATTTGCTTCGGGCTCCACTTAAGCGGATTCCACGAGCCGTTGGTGACGTTGGCGGGCTTGTAGTTCGGATCGACAGGCGTGTCATCGACGTCGCTGCCGAGAATATTCTTACGTGAGGACTGTACTCCTCGAACCATCTCGTTGTAGCCGTGCCGAGCGCCTGAGGCGAGGTCGGACAGCATGCCGGGTTCGTCAGATGAAGCCTCTGGTGCTGCAGCCGTAGTTGGCTTGGTAGCCGTCTTGGTTGCGCCGAGATGCGAGAGGATTTCACCAGCGGAGTATCCCGCGTCCTTCGCCGCCTTGAATTTCTCAGGGGCCTTGGACGCGAGATGGCTCACGATTTCGTCGTCAGAATAGCCAGCCGCGCGGGCCTGAGAGATTTGGTCCGCTGTTACGTCGGCCATTCAGTTTCCTTATTTGAAGATGCTGTCCAGCGAGGGACGCTTGTCTGCGGCGGGGGCCTTAGGATGAGCGAACTCTTCCAGCTTCTGGAGACCCTTTGCGCCTTCGTCGCTCAGCAGAGGCTTCTGCTTTGCGGCTGCGCGATCACCAATGGCCTGCTTGCGTTTGTCTTCGAGCGCTTGCATTGCGCCGTGCATGAGCGTTTGGAACGCTGCAATCTGCGTGCGCTGCTGCTCAGGGGACATACTCGGGGGAAGGTTCTCCTCCCACTTACGAATTTCTGTGTCCGAGAGATTGTTCTGCTTGAAGACTTTGCCAAGCTCATCGACCACCGCGTGCGCGGCAGTTCTGAAGCCGGGGACTGCGCCACTACCAGTGACTTCCTCGCTCCACACGTTCTTCGCGCGATTCCAGAGAGGAGTGTCGCCGTTGCCTAGACCCTTCATTGCACCAACAAGCGCTTCACTTTGGTGAGCGATGGTTTGGTTCAACGCACGAGCGCTTTCGGCACCCTTGGTCGCCCAGTCCTTCTGACCCGCGATGCGAGCAGAGTAGACAGTGCTGTCGAGAGACGGATCAATCGCCTTGGCTGCAGCGAATGCCGCAGGATACGGGCTGTCCTTCTTCGACATCGCGGCTGCGGTCGGAGGCGGCAGTGTGTTGTCCAGAAGACCCTTCACCATTTCGGCCTCAGCCGGTTTCATGGTGGCGAAGTAAGCCTGCTCCTGTTCGGGCGTGCGCTTCGTCGGATCATCACCGAGCACCTTCGCGTCGCCCCACACGGGGACCATCTGAGGTGCTTGAGCGGAGGCGTCGGTCTGCTTACCCCAATTGCCCTCCAGCATACGCATCTGGCCATTGGAGTTCGTCTGCATCACCTGACCGTTCGGCATCACGTGGCTTGTCCACGAGCCCTGCGCGTCCTTCTGTTGACGCTGAGCGTAGACCTTCGCCATCATCGCCTGTTGGGCTCTGGTGTTGCGGTCGTTGTGGTCTGCAGTGAGTTGTGACTGGATCGCAGCGGCCTGTGACGGATTGACGATGCCTGCGATGGATGCGCCGATCTGCGAGAGACCTTCTGCGCGTCGGTCCCAAGGGTCCTCGGGCTGCTGAGCGAGAGCGCCGGGGCCCATGATATTGTCGGGGCTTAGTGCGGGCACGCCCGGTCCTTTCTGTGGTGTGTAGCGTTGACCTGGAGAAGCGTCTGCGAGGTCGTCACCGCCATAGATGCGTCTTGCCGAGGCTGCACGGTTGCCCGTGGTGTCCGCTGAGATTTCATACTTGGCGTTGAAGGCGCGTGCGGCTTCCTCAGGAGAGGTGGCCGCCTGTATCGCTTTGTAAGCAGCGTTGTGCGTCGTATCGAGTTCGTGACGCATGAAAGCCATTTGGGCTTCCGGCGTCTGATACGTGTCGGGATACATCGACTTGAGACGGTCCAGTCGATCAAGACGCCACTGGGCTGAGCCCTGTGCCGTGCCGTTGTCGCCTGAGACGCCCCAAGGCGTGATGCCTTGGCCACTCTCGTTCTGCAGGTTGCCGACGATGCCAGCAGCCTGATGCTTGGCGAGGCCCAGACCACCCTCATCGTAGGGACGCTGGGCGAAGTCCATCCACGCTGAGGTGTTGTCTGCCATGTTAGAAGAGTTTCTTCACGCCAGAAGCTGCGCCGAGCAGACCACCAAGGGTGCCGAGGATTCCCGGGTCGGTGGTCGTTGAAGACGTGCCTGTGGAGTTGCTGCCCCAGTTCTGCGAGCCGATGATTCCCATCAGGCTCTGCAGGCTCGTGTACGGATCAGTCTGCCCGTGCTGATACTGCTGAAGCTGGTTCGTCAGATCGGCCTGTGAAGCCTGCTGCTGGCCAGTGCCACCACCGTTGCCAATGTTGAGCACGTTGCTCTCGTTGGTGACGCCACTGTTGACGCCTTGGTTGCCGCTGTTCAGCGAGTTCACACCGAGGTTGCCCTGCTGGCCGAGCGCCGTTAGTTGATTGACGTTGTTGTTCTGCGCCTGCTGCTGCGCGAGCGTGAGGCCGTTCTGGAACGCCTGCGACTGCAAGGTGCCAGAGAGGTTGGCCGACTGCTCTGCTAGGCCGCGCTGGACGAGACCGTCCGCGATACCTGCACG